CAATGGGAACTTATAAGTTTGGTCGTTCTACTGTAAGAGATAACATTCTTCTTAAGGTTAAACGATTTCTAGACGATGAGGCAGTTGTTATTGATATTGAAGAAAAGATGCACAATGAAAATACAGTGGGTTAAAGAATTACCAAGGCATCCGGTTTTTCTTGGCTTTCGTGATGGGGATGATGTATAGGTGTAACTTCTATGACATTTAACGGTAATATGAATTTTGATGACGAATTTGAACTACAAGATTACTCCTATTATGGTCTCACTCTGAAAAACACTTGCTTTGCTTGTCCCGAGTCCTATAATGTATATTGGGGTGACACTCTATGTGGTTATATGAGACTTCGGCACGGTTGGTTTAGAACTGAATATTATAAAACTCCAGATGACGGAGAGATTGTTTATGAGTGCTATCCAAAGGGTGATGGTATCTTTGATGATGATGAGAGAGAAGAGCATCTAAAGAAAGGTGCAGAGGCAATTGCAAAACAAATGGGTGGTGAGAAGTATAGGACACTTCAACAACTGGCACACGAACCTTGACAAAGGCGGAACTTTCGTGTATTATATGGTCAAATCGCACAACCCTTATGACGACCCCAGAACAACATCCGATTACTCCGTCGCCAGAGTTATTAAACCAGTGGACAAAAGAGTGGATTTACAAAACCCACAACCCTGCCACTCTTAATCTTGTTATCTACATTGCCACTCAAGCCGCCCGTTGGGGTGCAGACCAGGAAATGGAGGCTTGCCGTGAGTGGTTCGAAGAGTTCTACAAAACCGAGTCTTGGAGTAAGCGTGACTTAGAGCACTTCCGCGCTGCCCGCCGACCTAAACCGCCTTCGTTGAAGGAGCGGGCACTAGCTGCACTGGGACCAATCGAAAGAACCGCCGACGCGCCCGTAACAACAAACAGAGAAAGTCTGCTTCTAATTCGCCAAGCACTGGAGGCACTTCCTAATGACTGAACTTTCTCTTGCACAGAAAATATTGAATGTCGCTAACGGGGCCAGTTCATATGGTCCAAACGATTGCCTTAATGATGCCAAATACATTGCTCCCGCTGTTCTTCGAGCTTTAGTGGAGCAAGCGGGGTCAACTAAACATTGGCACATAGACCAACTTAATGCAATCGCCGCAGAATTGGAGGCACTTTCTAATGACTGACAAACCCACTTCAGCGCAGGCTGTATATGATCACTTCCTGGCCAACGTCCCAATCAGCTTGGGGCATGGTCTAGCTGCCGCTATCCATACTGTCGCCGATCGGGTGGTGCCGCCCGACCCGTTTGACCGGCGATATATCACTGAAGAAAAGTGGAATGCGCGTGACGATGTACGCGCAGAACTCCTTACCATTGCCGCAGAATTGGAGGCACTTGCGAATGGCTGACTATTCCACAGATGGAAAATTCCATAAATGCATCATGGAGCAACAATCCTGGGAATGCCCGCATATGTTGGAAACTGGTTCAGATTTTGACTGCGAGTATTATAAGTGCAAATTATGCAATGACACAATGACTCTTTATTATGATGATATGAAATGAAACCTAAAATAGCCGACTTTTCGTCAAATACTCTAAAAGTTTATTTAGCTGCTGATTCCGTATTTGAACAGAGTAACACACCTGAGTTTATTATCCGCCGGGGAGTTGCTAACACTCTCAGAGCATTGGCACATAATGTTGACTGGGAATCGGGAGACCCCAAGTTTCTAGTTCTGGATATTGCTAAACAATTAGATGATCAACCATGAAACTTCAAAGCTGTGATGGTTGCGGCGTCTTACTTGACACCGACAAACTTTGTTTCCCTGACTCTAAACAATATGAACGAGAAGATGGCACTCTTGATGAGTCTATGGTGGTGTGGTACTGGAGTGCTTGGCGCCCCTTCGTACCTTGTCCCGTGTGTCAAACCAAAATTGTGGAGGAACCGTTTTGACTAAGCTATCTCCTTCCGCGCAGAAGGTAATGAATGCCTACAAGCAGCGAACCTTGGCAACTAAGCGTTCTACTGCTGTTATAGGAGTCCTTCAAACGATTGCAGACCAGTTAAAAACATTAAACCCCTCAACGTCATTCAGTGAATCCGAAAAACTAGAACAACTATGTCACGCACTGGGTGTAAATGATTGTAGGGCTCATATTCTTAATATCATTATTGAACTATGTGACTCCAATGACTGACACCTGGGAAACGCCATTTATACCTGAATACACCATCAGAATTGACTCCAATGGTGGCAATATTGGCAGGTTTTACTGGAGCAATCAAACGACATTAATTATTGAACAATGGGGTCACACTAATTTTTACGAAGCCACCGTTCACGAACTTCCTGGTATTTCTGCATTTCTTTGGAGTGAGTTTGACTGGGTGGGTTGGCTTATGGGTGGATTTGAGCCGCCACCAAAAACAAATTCAAGACCTACTCACTATTCTAACCAATGAACAACCTTAAACTATACCGCGTTAATGTCACACAAGAATGGTCTGCAGAAGCGGAAATATTTGTGATGGCAACTTCACAAGTTGTGGCAGAGGAAGTTGCATATAAAAACGTTGACCTTAATTCATATGATTCAGATATTGGAAGTAAAGCTGTAAGAGCCATAGAATCATCTTATGAAACTCTTGATAAATTAGATGATGATAATTACTTCTTTGCTCCCAATATTACTGGGCAATACTGCGATGTAGATTACGAAACCTTCAAGTCCTATATTACACCGGAAGACCTCGAAAGACAGAGAATTGAAAAAATTGAAGCGAACAATGGCCAACTTCCTTTACCATTAAAACAATGAATTTTATCTTAAGACTTTTACTACAAATACCTTTGACTGTTGTTCTTTTTTCGGGAGTTCAAGAAGTTTTTGGATGGACTGAATGGTGGATAACTTTACCGATTGGTATGGTTCTTTTATTTCTTTATGATTTTGGTGAACTTATTAAAAATGAGGATGTGAATGATGGCTGATTTTCGTGCTTTATGTGCCGAATTATTACGAGCAATGGATGAAATTACCGAATATGGAATCGTTGATTGGGCTTATGTAAAATCTAAACCCTTTAAAATGGCAGACAAGTCTATGGAAGAAGCCCGCGCTGCTTTGGATGAACCGGTGAAAGAGGGGCCGACAGATGAGGATATCTTGAGATTTGCCGATGATTTATCTATACTAAAAGGTTGTGCAGTAGATGGATACTCAAGGTGGGAGTATTCAGAAGATTTTTATGGTCACGGGGATTATGAAACAGTAGATGCCACAAATGAAGTGCTCTCTCTTGCTCGTTTTGTAACTACTACTTTGCCACTAACCCCGGGAAGGAAAAACGATGTGTAGTAATTCTCAAGGTTATTACGGTTCCAATAATAATACCCCTGAAGACAACCAATCCATCTTAGAACGTATTGCAATGATTTCCCACGGTGGGGGTTTGATTGGATTTGCAGATGAATCTTCAGCACTTAATGAGATTCGTCGCTTATCTCAGCCTTTTGTTGGCAATCAAGTAAACGAGGCTCAGTTTTTATCTGCACCAATTGACAGCCGAGGATATATTGATCTTCGTCAAGTGCGCGAAAAAAGGCTCCCGAAGCCCAATAAACAAGACCTACCGGACCCTCAAGTGGCGAAAGAAGTAGAAGAATTGGTGAAGTGGTTAAAAGGAGGAGCGCCATTTTCTTTCTTAAACAGTGGGCTAACCTATCGGCAACGACTTGATCGCGTCGCCACCCTGCTCTTGCAGCACCATCACCTGTTGAGTTTGTGCGCCAAGGAAGTAGAATCTCTTATGGAGCAGCAAGCGGCACCAACCGTAGTTCCTCAAAAAGAAGAAAATAGAGAATTTGTTCTTAAGGAAATGACAGCAGAAGATGGAACTTCTCTTGGTTGGTATGTCAATCATTCTGACTTCTATTGTGACATTCAGAAAGAAGATGGTGTTTGGGGAGTTTACTTTAGGGATAAGATTACTAACCAAGAAGCGTATGGAGAACCAAATGAAACCTGATTATCGTGATCTGTGTGGCGAACTTCTCAAACATCTTGAATGGTATATTGAAGAGGATGATACGAATGAGGATGAAGAAAATGATTATTTTTTAAAGGGTAAACGAGCTGCGATGGAAGCTGTTTCTAAAACCAAGAAAGTATTTTTGGAGAACGCGCAATGACAACACAAGAAGAGTTTTTTGATAGTCTTATTGAATACATTGATGCTGCTATTAATGAAAAAGTTGACTGTTCATACTATAAAGAGTATGATGTAGAACATAAAGAGTGGGCTAAGAAAGATTTAAAAGAATCTTTATCAAAATTTGCTGAAACTTTATTTTACGGATGAAATTATGACTATTTGCGAAATCGAAGTTTTACTTCATTGCTATTATTCCCCAGAAGCACATCCAAGAGACGATACACCAGCTGTGCAATCATCTTATGGAAATTTAATGTTGTGTGGTCTTATTGAACCGAGTTGTTTTATGGATGGTGTCAATACAACAAATTTAAATGGATATAAAACAACAGAAAGGGGCCGAGCACACGTTATGCAATTGTGTACTCTACCTTTGCCAAGTTTTGCCTGGGTCGATGGTAATGGCAAAATTATTGAGTTGAATTGATTATGAAAAAGTTTACGTTAACCGAGGAGCATATTAAATTATTAAGAAATATGTATGTTGGATGGGGATATTGTGAATTTGGTGCTCCAGAAATTGACCCCAAAAGACCTTATGGTAACAGTCAAGTTATTGAGGACATTCATAGAATTCTAACTGGCGATGATGATGCGGATGATAATGTTTTAGAAGAGTTTGAAGATAAATATGTAAAATTACATAGAGAAACAGAAACTGCCCTACAAATTGTCTTGCGTACCGGAAAGTTTGAACCGGGAGTCTATGAATGTGATGTTTATCGTCAGAATTGGAGACAGGTAACTACATCAAATGAAGATTTTATTGTTGGGTGTTGGCAGCCGATTGAAACTGCTCCAAAGAGTCCTGATAAAACTGGAGTAACTCCTTTTATTTTATTAGGTTATGCACCAGACGAAGATGGGTATTCATTGCAGACGCACGAAGGTTTTTGGAATAATTCGCTTCAAAAATGGGTAATTAGTATAGACCCAAATTGGGGTGGTGTTGGTCAACCCACACATTGGCGTCCTTTACCAGCCCCTCCTATTGATGACTTAACAACGCCCAACTAAACTTTATATGGGTAAGCAAATCGTTTGCAAAGAATGTGGCTCCGAAATTGACCCAGACTGTTGTTGGTGTGGAGATTTAATTGTAGGCCACGGTTGGAATGATAATCATTTTCCAGTTCCTTTGGGTTGTACTTGTTATTATGTTAATTTGAGTGATTCTTTTCCCGATATTGATTTAAACGATTAATCATCTACGACATTTATTAAATAAGTATTTGAAAAAATTTAAACGATATTTACTACCAATAATATCTTTCAATAAACCTTTAATACTTCTTTTAATTTTATAATTTTTTTCTTCTTGTTGCACTACCTTTTTGGAGCAAAACTTTTCGGTTGTTCTACCCTTCCAGTTAAGACCAATTCCTGCCTCACTTTCAAGATGAATCAATACAATTTCAGGTAGAAGTTCTCTTTTTTCTCTGGGCCATTTCTTACAATGAATAACGTCGGTTCTATCTGCAAATCCGTGTTTGTCTGGATATGCAAATACTCCTGATGTTTTAGGATTCCAAAGTTGAAAATAACCAATGGGTTCATAGCCGCCGTGGTAAGTTTTATATTCACAGACCCTAACACCAACGGGAAAACGAGTTAAATGCACAAATATCCAGGCATCTTGAATAGGACTAGGTGAGCTTTCAAATTCCTTCCATTCATCATAACTCGGACACATTAATCTATCTGCACCGTAAATCTTACTAGAATCTAAAGGAATAGTTTCTAAAATAGACCTCGTTTGAGGTGGTAAATAAATATCAGCATCTAGATGAACGACCCAACCATCTAATGCTAAATGTTTAAGACCTTCATTAATTCCTTTCCCTTTATTGAACTTGTCTCCATTTTCATAAAAAGCATTAGTTTGAATGCACTCAACATTATAATATTCACATAGTCTTTTTGTCTCTAGGTCTTCATAATCGGTCACGACAACCAATTTGTCAAATTGATTTTTGGTGCTGGGTAAAGTATGAGCCAAAAAATCTGGATAATTAACGCAAACAATAACAGCTTCTAGTTTCATTTTATTATAACGGTCTACAAAATTATTTATCTTAATGACACTTCTTAAACAATATATTAAAGATAATTGGAACGGAAGACAATTTATTAAGATTGCAACAAATGCTAGTCTTAAAACTCAGATTGAACATCAAACATCTTTTCTTGATGGATATTATCCAAATATAAAACTAAAACAACGGGCATTTGTTCTTCTGAACGACTTAACAGAAGAACAACTGCCTTATTGTCGTTGTGGTTGCGGCAGAAGGGCCAGTCTTAATAGAGAACCCGATAAGGGATTTAGCAAGTATTTTAATGAGGACTGTCATAGGAGAGCCCCTAAAATTTCTGATGAGGCTCTTGAGAAACTTTCTAATAAAGAGTGGCTGTTTGAACAGAGAATAATGCTTAAGAAAGCCATTGAGACGATTGGAGATGAACTGGGCGTTTCACACGTTTCCGTTGATAGGTGGCTGAAGAAGCACGGGATTAAACAACTTAAAATTTCAAGAATACGCAATTTAGAAGGTTATAGTGTTATTGATGATAAAGAAAAACTTGTAAATCTTTACGATTCTGGTTTAACGTGTCAACAAATAGCCGAGCCTTTAAATGTAACAAGGGGCGCTATTGCCAGAACTTTAAAAAGTTATGGGGTTAAATTGAGACCCTCAAACTCTTACGAAAGAACTGTTAAGAAAGTCAGTGGAGAAGAGCAAGAACTTATTGATTTTATTGGGGAAATATACAAAGATGAGATTTTAACTTCTAATCGTTCTGTTCTTAATGGACGAGAACTTGATATTTATCTACCCAAACATAATCTTGCAATTGAATATAATGGCCTCTATAGTCATTCTTATAAACCTTGGGAAGAAAGGGAAAGTCTTATTAAGGGACCAAACTACCACTTATCTAAAACTGTAGATTGCGAGAAGCAAAACATTCAGTTGATTCACATTTTTAGTGATGAATGGAACTATAAGAAAGAGATAGTTAAATCAATTATAAAAAGCAAACTCAATTTAAATGAAAAAATTTATGCCCGTAATTGTAAAATTATTTCTGTAGATTATAAAATTAAGAATGAATTTTTAGATCAAAATAACATTCAAGGAAGAGATACATCTCTTATTAAAATAGGATTAGAGTATAATAATAGATTGGTAGCAATAATGACCTTTAATAAAATAAAAAAAGTAAACTTTTACGAATGGGAGATTGTAAGATTCTGTAGTTTAAAAGAAATAAATGTTGTCGGTGGGTTTAGTAAATTACTAGATCACTTTAAAAATAATTATTTCACTTCTATTTTAGTTAGCGTTGATAGGCGCTATTCAAAGGGGGATGTATTTTTTAAAAGTGGATTTAAATTATTGAGGGAAGAAGAGCCAAATTATGCCTATGTTGATAAAAATTATCTTACTAGATTTAATGAAGATAACAAATTAAACTGTAATAAAATCTACGATTGCGGCAATTTAATTTTTGGTTTGCACTAAAAAAGAGGACCAATATGGCCCTCTTTAGATAAATGTCAGCGTTTGCTCACATTAAGTTGGCCACGAGGGTCCTTCTGTAATAACGGTTAGCGTTAATCTGCAGACGACCTAGGCCCTGGTTAGTACCTTCAGCGAAGGGGTTAGCAACTAGACCGTAGCGCGTTTTAAAGCCGATCCTTGGAATAAAATTATCCTGACCAACGGCGCGAACCATTTGGAGAGGCACGTAAGGACAATAAAAAACGCCCGCGTCATAAGGAGATGTACCCTTATAACCAACCACATAATACTGGTTGTTAGAAACGTTAGCAGAATATGGGTCAATATAAACGCGGAACTTACCCATTAGAACACCAGCAAAGGTATTGCCAGTATCATCAACGTTAAGGTTAGCGTTTAGAGCGGGGGTGTAATCAAGTACACCAGCCATAGTAAGCGCAGAGGCTACGTCAGCTGAGCACATGATAACATTACCCTTCCCGCGACGAGTACGCTGAGCGATAGCGTTAGCATCGCGCTCAATCTGGAATAGAAGACCTTTGAACTTCTCAACGGACCAGCGGCCATTTGAGTCAACATCAAGGTCAAAAACACCTTGCGTAGCAACGTTAGTTGCAGCACCCTGTTCAGCCACCTTATAGATGGTGCGGATTACTTCGCGGTTGATTTCAGATAGAATCTCAGTAGAGAGAATATTAGCCAGTTCGGCTTCGGCACTTAGACCGTGAATAGCCTTAAGGTCTTGAGCGAGTTCAAGAGTGTATTCAGCCTTTAGAGCGCGGCTCTTGGCTTCTACTAGAACTTTCTCAATAGAGAAGCTCATCTCGTTGAATTGGTCACCGGTTGCATAGCCTAGGGCTTCTGCATCACCAGTTCGCATACCTTGACCGGTCTGATATGCGAGTGAAGAAGCAGTACCAACAGGGTTAAGTAGACCAGGGTTAGAACCACTGTTACGATTGTTAGTAGTACCCATACCAACGTTACCATCGGTGAAACCGGCATTAACGTTGAAGCCGCTATCTTGGCCAGAGAAGGTGGTGTCTACTTCATCAAAGAAGGTTTCAGCACCGCGCTGGTCAGTATAACGTGAGCGCATTGCAAAGATTAGTCCGGTAGGACCAGTCATAGGCTGTACGCCAGCGAGGTCATAAGCGACCAGATTAGGCATTGACCGACGAATCAGTGAGATTAGTACAGGGTCAAAACCGGCAACTGGGCCGCCAGCGGTTGCGCTGCCGCTAAAACCGCCACTAGTACCGGCAGCATTGCCAATAGTGGGGGCTTCAAATAGCATACCACGGGAAAAGTCTTGCTCTTCGCGGAGATAGCGTTCTTGGTTTTCTAGCAGTTGAGCGGTTACATTTCTGCGGTGAGAATCCTTGATTGGATCAAGGCCATCATAGTTGAGAAGGGGTGACCACTTGTTCTGCAATTGTTCGTTTAGAAACATTGCTTTTTACCTTTTGTAGTTTTGAATTTGATTAATGTTAAAATCAGTTTTTGCGGAACATATCGGCCGCTCTGAGATATTGTGACATTGAATCTGAGACGGACTCAGGAGAATAATCATAACCCTCAGATAGGGTTTCAGTTACCACATGCTGGGCTACTCTACGAGTTGGGAAATAAGATTCCCTTAGAGTTTCCAACTTACCTCTATAAGTTTGCTCACTTTCAAACCCAACACTTTCAACAAGTGTGGCGAGCTTCTCTTTCTGAGTGGCCGCTAGACCTTCAGATACTTCATCAAGGATTCTATCCGCAACCGACTCAGAGAGTCTTTGGTTTAGACGGATATTCTTCTCAATTTGCTCGTTGAGTTTTTCTTCCATTTCATCTAGTTTTTCTACCATACCTTCCAGTACGTCATACTTTTCTTCAGGCATTTGCACATAATGTTGTTCACAAAGTCCCTTAAGACCTTCTAGGAAGGACTCGGTAACCTTAACTTTAATACCAGTCTCAACTTGGAGACGGTTTTCTTCTAGCCACTCTTCGGCTACATACTCTAGATAAGCATCTACACGCTCTTCTAGTTCTTCCTTAATAGTCTCTACTTCTTCAAGTAGGGCTTGCTCGTATTGGGCTTCTAGAGCTTCTTTAAGTTGAGCAGCGCGGGTCTTAAGAGCAGCCTCAAAGATGGTGCGGGCTTTTTCTTGGAACTCTTCAGAAAGTTCTTCGCCTTCCATAAGAGCGTTTACGTCCTCATCAACATTGAACTCTTCTTCGTAGACTTCCTCATCTTCTACTTCTACTTCTTCATCTTCACCTTCTTCTACCTCTTCATCTTCAAGTTCCTCTTCGGATTCTTCATCTTCTAGGAGTTCTTCATCTTCGTCATCCAGTGACTCTTTAACTGCCCCAGAGGCAAGATGTGGAGTAGGTTCGGCGGGCTTTGCTCCGCGAGTGACTACATCGCTGACCTTAGAAATGCGACCGGCGGGGTCCTTAAACTTAGCAGAGTCGTCGTCGTTCTTATAGTTTTCTGGGGTAGGTCCGCCTAGGTCTTCCCAACCGGCAGTTTGACCATCTGGAATACCAGTGGTCAGTTTTGGCATAGGTTCAGCAGGCTTTGCGCCACTGTTTACTGCAGTTCTTGACTGAGGATTCTTTGCGTCCATTTCTTGTAGATTCTTACCACGAGGCATTTTAATCTCTCCTTTTGAAACCTTGTAATTTGTTTATTCTATACTTATTTAGTAAAGTATTGCTTTTCAGGCAACTCAAATACTATTTATGAAATTATTAAATAACTCTAGTTTTTTCCCTTCAAGTTGACGAGATTCTACCAGTTTGTTAATTTTCTTCTTGGTATCTTCAATAAGCCACTCATTTTTAGTCACATCATAATACCACTCTCTACCTTCCATAATACCTTCTACGAATGCAGAAGTACAGGAAGGGTCGTGAACGATATCTGCAACGGTTGAGAACATCAGGTCATCGCCTACAATATTCACACCTTCATTAGTTGCTCTTAAAGAACCAACGGCCCGCGAAGAAACACCAAAAACGACACCCTCATCGTGAAGGTTCTTTACGATATTGCCCATTGGGGTATTTGTAATAGATGCTCTACCGTAAAAATCGTTGCCTTTTCTGGTAATAGATTCAATGATATGTGACACTCTATCATAGTTAATGGTTGGGGTTGCACTGTGGCCAAGTTCTCCTACGGCCCGTCTCTTATTAACGAAGTTTTCAATATAGAAGTTTACCGCATTATTGAGAACTTGAAATGGATAAACTCTACCATTTCTATTTTTATTTTCTGCTTGACAAAATACCCCTTCAATGTAGAGTTTCTTCTTACCGTTTACACTTTCGGTAAGCATCTTAACGTCTTGGGCTTCTTCGGTGAAGAGTTTCATTAATCGTGTCTATTAGTATGAATTATTTATAAATTATTCACTTTTAAAACCATTTATTGGATAACTGCTAGATCCACTTCGGTCGCCTGTTCACTGGTTAAGACTGTGAATTCATTGGTTTTGTCTTTTCGTTGTCCTTGTCGCGCTTGTCTCGCAAGGTAGCAATCTGATTCTTAAGTTTATTTCTGTTCTGATTATTAGCTTCGGCTGCCCCGGTGCCATGTGGTCATAGGGGCGAGGTCTGTGGTCCTGTGGTGGGGTCAGACTGTCGGAGCGGCCGATTTCCATGGGTGGCCCGCAACCAGGCTGCTTTGCAGATTCCATCCCGCCTCCGGGCCGGCTGCGTAGCCCTCTGCCAGCAGAATAGTGTCCTGGG